GGAACTTTTTACAATAATCCAAAAAGTTCCATTTTGAAAAACTATCAACTCTTCAGAATTACTAGTTTTCTATGGGATTTGTGGGAAAGTTCCCACGAATAGTAAACCCAGCAATTTTGGTTTTTTGTTAGGATTTGGGGGTTTTTTCCTATATAATCCTACCATGTAAAACCTAAACATAATCTCGGTATTATTCATTTACACCTTCCAAACACGGATATTGTTATCCGGACTCCCATAATACATTTTGTTTTCGTGAAGAGTGAGACATTTCTCAACATCAGTATATCCTTCCAAAATGGCTATTTCTTTGTGAGTTTCTGTATTCCAAATGCGAACAGTATTATCCCTACTCACAGAATACAATTTGTTATCGTGAATAGTGGTATGAACCACAGCATCAGTATGCCCTCTCAACGTGGCTATTTCTGCGTGAGTTTCTGTGTTCCAAACACGGATAGTATTATCAAAACTCCCAGAATACAACTGGTTCTCGTGAATAGAGACACATTGCACACATTTAGTATGCCCTTCCAAAGTGGCGATTTGTTCGTAAGTTTCGGTGTTCCAAATGCGGATAGTAGAATCCATCCCATTACCAGAATACAATTTGTTCTCGTGAGCAGTGAGACAAAACTCACAACCAGTGCTCATTCGCAAACTCGCAATTACCTTATAAGTCTCAGTGTCCCAAATGCGGACAGGTTCACCCCAACTCCCAACATATATCTTGTTCTCGTAAACAGTGAGACAATTCACCATAACATCCGGCGATTGCAAACACTCGATTAGTTTGTGATTTTCTGTGTTCCAAATGCGGATAGTATTATCCAAACTCCCAGAATACAATTTATTCTCGTGAATAGTGAGAATATTCACACATTTATCATGCCCTCTCAAAGTTGCGATTTGTTCGTGAGTTTCTGTGTTCCAAACAAGGATAGTATTATCCGCACTTCCGGAATACAATTTGTTTTCGTGAATAGCGAGACAACACACGCGTTTAGTATGCCCTTCCAAAGTGGCGATTTGTTCGTTCTGAGTGGCGATTTGTTCGTTCTGAGTGGCGATTTGTTCGTTCTGATTCGCGAGCATTTTATAAAGATATACTTTTATATCTTTATGCCCTATTATGATATATATACTATAAAATTGATAGGTTTTATCATATTTATTTATACTATATCATAGAGTTCTCATATTACTTAATTCAAATGGAGGGCTCACAGGCATTACTAAAATTTAAAGCAAAAGCATTACTAAAAGCAAAGGCTAAGGCTAAGGCTAAAGCAAAGGCAACAGAAACGAATCAAGAAATTATAATTCCCAATATGTGTATATCACAATTAGAATATGATTGGTATTCGAGACTTTGTCCTAATTTCAATAAAACTACGTTGCGTATTATAACAGAAAAGTAAAAGTAAAAGTAACATGTCGAACATAAAAAACCTATAAAATTGATTTTTTATTTTCATAAAAACAATATGATAATCTTATACTTCTCAGAATGACCACAGAAATGAATACATCCATCGTTGAAATTGTTCAACCAGAACAATCGAATATTTCCAAACACTTGGAAGAATGTGTGACCTGGGCTACAACAAAGCCGCAGCCAATCGAAAAGAAGGAGGGGACAACAATATCCCAACAAAAAAAGGAGGCTCAAGATAATGAAAAAAAGTGGGGTAATGAAATCATACAACAAACGAATAATGGACAGTGGACAACATTATTGGGAGAAGGATTGGTATTTGAAGTGTTAAAGCTGCGAGGAGAAAATCCAAGAAAGGTGGTTAGAAAAGACGGATTTGAACCGGATTGGGAAACAGACGAATATATGTATGAAGTAAAAACATCGAACTGGTGGGTGGCTGGAACAGCCGGTGAAAAGGTATATGGTACGTTTATTAAATACCAAAATATTCCCGAATTATACGGAAAACCTCTGCGAATCGTATGTGTAGCGAATCAGGAGGAAGAATTAACAAATGGAAAGACAAAATATTTTGGTGAAAAAACTCAAAAAACACAACAAATATTGGATTTGGCGAGTTCATGGGGTATTGAATACGTAAAATTCAGTGATTTGGTTTCGCAAATAATCAACTGTAAATAATCACCTCGGTCGTAGTGGACCCGGGATTCTTCGAATTAATAGCCCTTCTAGCCGTAATATCAACGCAATTGTAATCTTTAAAATAATCAGTAACTAAATCAACTTTCGCATTACTCATAACGAAATGAATATCGTTCATTTTTGTTATTTCATCAAAGAGTTTGGTATGCATATCCAAATTAAATCCGTCGGCAACATACCCTACAAATGATTTATCATTTTCTGGAGCATATGGAGGGTCTAAATATACAAAATCGCCCGTGTTCAGGTTTTGAAAAGAAGAACTGAAATCGCTCTGTATAAATTCCACGTCTTTAATTAAATCACTAATAAATGTTAGGTCGTGTTCAGTAATAATAGTCGGTGTTTTTTTGTAATGTCCATACGGAACATTAAATCCATTGGGACCTTCGCGATACATTCCTCGGAAACAGGTTTTGTTAATAAACATAAATAATGCTGAACTTTCAATAGATTGTTTATCGATATTATTGAATTTGTTTCGAATCCAGTAGTAATAACTTTCTTTTGACGTTTTAGCATCTTCAATTGATGTAGGTTTACGATTAATAATGACCCCTGTAATGCTATCGTATTCGTTAATATGGAAGGCGATAAACTGGAAAAGTTCGTCTTTGTTACTCTGAACATGTTTGTAGACATTGATGAGCGATTCATTAATATCATAAGCATAAAGTTTGTTTTTAATTGTAATCTTGCCTTGTCTTTGCAAAGACAATACCGCGAATAACACACTACCTCCTCCTAAGAATAATTCGTGGTAGTTATTAAACTCATTCGGAATTTTCTGAATAATATCATGAATTATTTGCGTTTTCCCCCCAACCCATTTTAAGAAGGGTTTTTGAATTGTATAGTCGGACATTTGATGATTAGTATGAACGTTATCATCAATAATCAATTTTTCTGCATTATTCATTGCGATAATATATATAATAAAAAATATTTATATAACTTTTATTATAGTTTTTTCAAAAAACGTCGATATAAATAAAAAATATAGTGTATAATAATAGTAAATGGAAACGACTGCACATTTTATTGACCCAGATATTGATTACTTGGAATGGTCTTATCATAAATTACATCCAAATATTCTATTGGAGCAATCCCGAAACGCGATAATAGATTGGGCTAATAAATTTAAGCATAAATTAGTAACAAATTTTGATGAAATACCGAAAAATGTGTATTATTATGAATTTGATTTGAACAATCCAATATATATGCAAACCTTTACCATTTCACAGAAGAAGATGAAAGGTAGGGACGAACAAAAAATAGAATATTGGGGGGATGATAAAATACGTATGAATCGATATTTGTATGTAGTTACTGATAAATATTTAGAAGCTGAAATATTTTTTAACGAAATAGCGTTATCTGCATAAAAATGAATAGGTAATATAAGATGCGAGATATTTTATATTGGTCTGGTAATAATATAGGTGATTTATTCAACATTTATATAGGGTTACATAACGGTTTTACTTCTTTTAGAAAAATAGAAAGAACGAGGAAAAGCAACAGTAACGGTATATTTTTAATAGGGAGTGTTATCCAATATATTTCCGATAATAATATTGTGATGGGTTCAGGTTTAAAACACCCTGTATCATTGACTACCCAACAATTGACCGATAATCAATTTATTTACGTAAGAGGACAAAATACATTAAAAACTAACAACCTAAGTCAAACAACTCTATTATTTGAACCAGGATTATTAGTTCATAAATATATAAACACAACAGGTGAACGATTTAATTCCTTTGTATTTCTCCCCCATTATGACCAAGAAGCATTTTTTAACAACTCATGTATATTAGATGTGGATTCCATGCGTTTTTCACCGACTGAATATCAATTGATATTGAATAAAAATTCCCAATTATCTTTAAAATCAGGTATAATGGAAGCATTTGAACGAAAATTTACAAATTATATGAAACACGATTTAATTCTCTCTTCGTCATTACATGGTTTAGTATTTGCCGTAGCATTAAAAAAGCCAATTATATGGTTTACTATAATAGGTGAAAAAACAGAGCCGGTCTTTAAATATCATGATTTCTTTTCTTTGTTTGGTGTTACAATAAAACGTTTGGATATATGTAAAGATAAACTTCCAACCATAGTGAATGAATTGAAATATATAGTAGATTTGCAACAAACGGAAAATGGTGAATTTATATACGACGGGTGGTTGAAGGAATATATATGTTATATAAATCCTCAATGTTATGAAACAGAAATGGATGTGTTTCAAGATAAATTGCGTGAGTATACGACATGTTGATTCCATTACAACAAAATTGATTAATGAATGCGTTGTTATGGTTTGAGTAACAACGTATTCAGAATATAACTTAAGACGATGCTAGAAGATAAGCTACTAAAACCGCGAAAAACGAAGCGTGCAAGCGCCTTGCGAACATATCAATTATACGGTAACTATACCGCAAGGCATATTCGAATCATGGAACAACAGTTAGCAAATCAACAGCGAAATATACAACGCGGTAAAACCACACCGGACCACAATTAAAAGTCCGCATCGAATAAAAAAACGTCCTTTTCTACTTCTTTATTCGCAAGTGCATATTCAGAGTTGGTTCTTTCGAAGAAGTTCACCTTGGTTTCGACGCTAATGAGTTCCATGAAATCGAATGGATTCGATGAATTAAATATTTTGTCGTAACCCAATTGAACACAAAGCCGGTCAGCGACGAATTCAATATATTGGGTCATTAGCACCGAATTCATACCTATCATTCTACATGGAATTGCTTCGGTGATAAATTCAGTTTCAATAGCAACGGCTTCTTTAAGGATTTCGTGTATACGTGTTTGAGACAACGAGTTACGCAGTTTTTTATATAATAAAATCGCAAATTCAGTATGCAATGCTTCATCGCGACTAATTAACTCATTTGAGAATGTGAGTCCAGGCATTAATCCACGTTTTTTTATCCAATAAATGGATGCGAAAGATGCAGAGAAGAATATGCCTTCAATTGCTGCAAATGCGACAAGCCGTTCGGCAAATGAAGAGTTGCTGTCTTCGATCCATTTTTTTGCCCAATCGGCTTTTTTTGTGATACATGGGAAATTTGAGGTAGCATGGAATAACAGGTCTTTGTCGCGTTTATCCTTTATATAAGTATCAATAAGTAAACTATACATTTCAGAGTGTATATTTTCCATAGCGATTTGGAATCCATAAAAACTGCGAACTTCAGCCACTTGAACATCGCCCATGAAACGAATCGCTAAGTTCTCCAAAACGATACCATCGGAAGCCGCAAAAAATGCTAATACCATAGATATGAATTGTTGTTCATCTTTATTTAATTTCGCCCAATCTACAAGGTCCTTTGATAAATCTACCTCTTCTGCCCTCCAAAAACAATCAACCTGTTTTTTGTATAAATCCCAAACGTCTGCATACTTGAGGGGGAACATAACATATCTATCGTCGGTTGCGGTCAATAAGGGTTCTGAATTATTTTCAATAGACATACTGACTAAATAATATAGTAGGTATACATTTATGTTGTTTGGATGGAAAAATAACTACCTATATTTTAATAGATAGTTCATGGATTTACGAATATATAGTCGAAACAGGGGTATAATATGTATTCTATTGTTGATAATTTTCAGTATATTATTATGGCGTTCTCGCATATTTCATCGAATAGAGGCATTAGAGAACCCACCGATGGTAGGAAATCTGAAATATCGAACATTCGTCATCAACATGGATAAGGATGTTGAAAGATATAATAAAATAGCAAGTTATTATCACAATTCGGATTTATCAGAGCTTCCATTGGAGCGTTATTCTGCGGTAGTCGGTAAAAATGTAGAACCAACCGATTGGTTAACAGACGACGCGATAAATGATTTCAAACAGGTTTTAAATAATGGCTATCGAACACATCATTACCAATTAACTTATGGCGGAATTGGTTGTTTTTTGAGCCATTATAATTTAGCAAAACAATTGTTAAGTGAAAAGAATGTTGATGCGTATATAGTATTTGAAGACGACACGGCAATACCGCGAAACTTATTGTCGCATATTGAAACACAAATGTCCGAACTTCCGGAAGATTGGGATTACCTAATGTTTTATACAATACGTGCAAATGGAGACCCGATTACCAATAAACTAAATAAGTTGAAATCGTTCTGGGGGTTAAATGGGTATATAATAAATAAAAAGGGTGCTCGTAAGTTGGTGGAAGAGACTAATGCGAATAAAATAGATGGTCAAATAGATAGTTATTTATCAAGAATGATACAGCAAAAAAAGATGAATGTCTATGCTACAAAAAAACATTTGGTTAAAAGTAATGCAGTTGATACAAATATACAAGTGATATTAAAACCATTGAAGGGTGTGAATCCATATGATTTCAAGGGTTATATCGTATAATCTATTTGTGCGAAAAAACGTCGATAATAATTTCGGCAATAAATATATCTCTGCAACTACAGATATATTTAGATATGATATCATTTGTAAAACCTACCGGCTCGAAACCATTGCAAACATTACCCCTTGATTTTAATTGGAAAACATATGTAGAATTAAATGACGATGTGAGAGAAATATATAATACAGAAGAGGCAGCTACTCAGCATTATATGTATGAAGGACACGCACAGAATCGAAGGTATGTTTTGAAAAATTTGCCGTTAGATTTCAATTTGAACGAATATTTGGGGTTAAATTCCGATGTACATATTGCATGCAATACACATGGTTCTGCTATAATGCATTACGAGTTTCATGGTTTCAAAGAATCTCGATTGTATAGTATCAAACAGGCAGGGTTTCCGGATGATTTTCAATGGGAACTATATCGCACAATGAATCCTGAGTTTCACGAGCAAATTCAATGTGAAATAACAGCTATAAATCATTATTATACGTATGGAATGAAACATAATTTGCCGCATAAATATGTTTTTAAAAATGTGCCCTTAGATTTTAACTGGGAATTATATCGTGAATTAAATGATGATGTGAATGAACATTTTCAGACCGAACTGCAATGTAAATTACATTACGAAACCGATGGTTACATGCAAGACCGCCGATATAATATTCCCGAAAAGGATATCCCTGAAGATTTTGATTGGAGGGTATATGTTGAATTAAATACAGATGTGAAAAAAGGTCATAATAGTGAAATGCGGGCAAAATTACATTATTATATTACGGGTAAAAACGAGGGTCGTATTTACAAATTACGCCATACGCCTGCGGATTTTGACCCGAAGATATATTTAGAATTAAATGATGGTATACCGAACAATTATCAAGTCTCTGAATTGATGGTAAAGTTGCATTATGATTTATTTGGACGACATGATAAATTACCATATCTCGCGATTTTTAAAAATGTGCCGTTAGATTTCAATTGGAAAGATTATGTGTATTTGAATCCTGATATATCAGATATTTGCACAACCGAGATCCGAGCTAAGTCTCATTACGAAAGGTTAGGGTTTCATCAAACTAGACCGTATTTCCTATCAGATGAAGACAGAGTTCAACGTTGTGAACATATAGAAAAACAAAAGTCTTTGTATGAAAAATATCCATTTTTATTCCATAAATTTGTATTAGGATTAGCAGTTCCCAATACTTTGATTAAATATAATATTGTATTCAGCTCTTATGTCGATACTATAAAGGACCATAACATGGTAGCCCATTTGCATTGTTATAACCTAGACAAATTTGAACATTTTTATGCGAAATATATGAATGTGATACAATTGCATTGTTCACTCTCGATTGTTACATTTAGTGTTGGAAACGAATTAAATATACCCAAATACGATAATATGGTTGTAATTTGTGCACCGAATGTGGGCATGGACATTGGTGGGAAATATGCATGCATCGAGTTTATGAAGAAAAAGGGTGTTAATTATAACCACATTTTATTTTTGCATTCAAAACAGGATGATTTGATGAGGAAGGCATATTGGGAGCCATTGTTATTAAATATGGCGCAGATTGTGCGCATAATGAAAACGGATAAGCAAATAGGCGTTTTCGTCCCCCCGTTGATTTTCATGGGAGACTATGCGAATATCATTTATAAGGACCATTTTATTGACCCAAAAAATGTGACTTGTAGATGGAATTTTGGAAATTCACTATATATGAATGATTGGGATAGATATTATCAATATCAAGAAAAAAATTGTTTGTTTCCCGAGGGAAATTGTTTTGTTTCAAAACGTTCCGTCGCAGAGATGTTATATGGTGATATAATGATGTATAATTTACTAAATACTACGACTTCTTTTGATGCGGTATGGGTAAAAGCATATTATGGCGGTCGTATGTTGAAAGACGTTGGTCAGAATATACGCGAAATTTACCGTTTTTTTCGTTCATCTCATTCGTCTCATTCACGAACACGCGTGTATGGTAATAATATTGCATGGGGGGCTGGACATAAGGGACACGCAGATAATATGATTGAACATAGTTATGAACGAATGGTATTTAAGGTAGTGCAAAAATTGGGTCTTCAAGTTAAAATTATGCCGTGGATAAATCGTTCTGAATATTTGGCTACATTGGATAAATATAATTGCGAGGTAAATGTTATGTTAAGAAATCATGAAATAGAGACGAATGAACTTAAAGACGATACATCCTAATATATGGGTGGTGGAGGGACCCCCGACTTAGCTCAGTGGAAGAGCAATGGACTGTAGTTCCATTGGTCGCCTGTTCGATCCAGGCAGTCGGGAAAAATAAGTATACAACTCAATCATTGATTTGTATACATAGAACAATGGGGGGGGGTGAATATAATAATTGTTTATACGACAATTTAACGTTTGTTGCTACGATAATGGTCTGAATCGCTACTATCGTGGTCTGAATCGCTACTATCGTGGTCTGAATCGCTACTATCGTGGTCTGAATCGCTACTATCGTG